TTGGTATTCATCCCCAAAGTCAATAGCCTGTTTTCCTATAGCTCCCAGACTTGCGCCAATTCCAGCTATCGCAAGAGCGCTTTTTGCTTTCTTCTTCATAGTATCAGCTAAGTTATTAAGTTGTTTCTCTGCATCTTCGGTATTTAAAAAGGTATCTATAATAATAGAACCATCTGCCATCTATTCACCCCCTTTTTATAAATTTGCATTAAAAAGCACCTACTTTTTAAAAAAGTAAGTGCTTTTTATTTAAATCTTCTACTATATTTTTCTCTTTACAAATATTAATCTTGTTTTTTAACATCATTTAATAGTTGTTTATATAGCCTATTAAGCTTAGTTTTATTATCATTATTTAAATGCTCTTTATAATCTATTGCTAAACTAGAGAATTTATAAGCATTGTTCATGCGAGCCTTTTCAGTTTTTAGTTCTTTCAATTTACTAGACATTTCATTGTAGTATCTAGTCAAAAAGTCATTTATAGTATCAGTCTTTTTTGCTATTATGCTGTCTAGCATCTGGCTAGGAGATTGACCAGAAAAGTTTAAGCTATCCTCTATGGCAACTAAGGCATATGATTTATCTAACAACATATTATATCTATAAAAAAATGTTTTAGGGTCTTTTGTAGTATTAACTATATTAGCACAATCGTTTATTATTTTTAATAGCTGTTGAGCCTGCCTACTACTCTCCGAGCCTCCTGCACTCTTACCATTTTTCTTTTTACCTCCACCTAGTTGAGTTGTTTCTCGATAATATAAGCCACTTCCAGGAACTCCCAAAGTCGTCGTAGCTTTCCCTTTAGAATTAACTGAAACTCTAGCACCTTTAACGCCACCGCTAACACTAACACTATTTTTATTAATATTTAACTTCAATCCACCGCCTAGATTTATACTTTTTCTAAATTTAAACCCCATAATAATCCCCCCCGAATTAAAATTATTTATATACTAATTATATATCAATTCGGAAAGTGTAGAGTATATTATTTTATAATAAATTACTAATATCTCCACCATTTAGCAACGCCTTTTCAATTTCGTTTATTTTTTCAACCTCGTTTTGAGGAAGCGGTATAGCATGTATCTTTTTCATTTTTCTATAAAAATCTTTTTGAGCCTTTGGCATATCTCCGCTTATATCCATTGCCCTATAGCCCATGATTTTAACTATTTCAGTGTCCTCTTTCAAAGACTTAAACAATGCTTTAAATTTCCACCAATGCAATTTTTCTATGTCCTGTAAGTCAATTCCATATTGACCTAAGAAAGCTGAATATATATACTCGTCGTCATAGTCATATGAATATATTTGACTTTTACTAGACCCTGTACCGCCTCTGCAACCATCATCCACATTGTTTTCTTTTTTCCCACACGAATAAAACCAAATAATTTTATCTATAGCCGTTGCAGTATTTTTAGGGATTACAGGGTAAAATAAAAGAAGGGCATTTTCCCCTTTTTCCTCGTCGCTTATAGAATTATCTTGTATCAACATTTCAAACAAAATTGATATTCTAAAATCTGTATTAATTTTATATTCTTCCCCATCAATTTCAACGCTTTCGGGAAGCACATCAATCAACATATTCATTATTTTTTAGCTCTGCGTTGCGCTCGGTTTGGCGTATACTTTGATACAGCTGAGGCGAAAAATTCTTCCCCCTCTTGTTTCTGTCTATTAACTTCTTCTATTAATTCAAAAAAAGCATTTGAGCATACCTTTAAATTTCTCTTATCTCCAAACATTTTATTTGATGTACCTTCCCCGAAAATATCGTCAAAGCATTTAAAAATTAAATTACATATATCTCTAATCATTTCATAACCTTTGGTTGCCTCTTTCTCAACTTTTCCCGTTTCAGTAATAGTCAAGCCTATTGTTTTTTCAATGTTTTCATGTTCATCAGCATCATATATATCAAAATCTTTTAATTCTATATTATTAATTAACATCTTTTGAATCTCCTTATTTTTAATTATTTATATAAATATTTTAATTCAATTATATAGCTACTCTTTTACTGTAACAGTAGCTATTCCTGCCTTTTTCGCTTTATTGCCCGAATTAACCTCTACTATCAATATTTTATCCCCTTCATTTGCTGTTATATCCTCAGTACCATCCCAAGTAGTATATCCAACTGAACAATCAGCATCTAATGCTGGAACTGAAACACTTGCCCCAGTCTTATATTTATAACTATTTCCACTTTCAAGACCTGGAGTAACGGTTACTTTTGTATCCCCTGTGTTAGTACCCGCAATTGAATTTACAGTTAAAACCTTTAAACTTTCAGCTGGTGGTGCTTCTTCCCCAACCTCCGTGAAAATCTTTGTCTGAGTGTTAAATTCTCCATCTACAAAATTACCAACGCTATTTAAGTTCCCGCTGACAATAATTGTTTCTCCTCCTGCTCCTGCAAGCCCAGAGACTTCAACTGACACTCTAAATTTTCTAGCCTTAAAAGTATTATCTTTTCCTTCAACTGGTAAAAATAATTCTACTCTTAAATAATCTCTTTCGGCATCCGCGCCAGTCGCCTGGTCTCTACCTATCTTATAAAGTTCCATTATAGCTTTTTCGCTTTTAATTAAATCTGACTCAAACGGGAATTGCGTTTGGTAAGATTTTATAGTGCTAGTACTGTTTCTATCGTTTATATATGTCTTAGAGTCACTTTGCGCGGATGGGTTCTCGTCTAATGTATTAAATCCTGCTCCCATCAATTCCCAAGAGCTTTGTCCGTCATCCCCTAAAATTCCCAAATAATCCGCTATTTTATATCTTTGTATCGTTTCTATTCCTGCCATTTTTATATTTCTCCTTTTTCAAAATATTTTAGTTTTAATTGTATTTGATATTGTGCTGTGTCTATACTTGTTTGAACTGGATAACCTGTAGTACTTACCTCTAGTGACATAGACTCTTTATTTCCATCTAAAACAGGTAAATTGCCATTTAAATTTTCTCTATATATCCAGTCCGCAAATTGTTCGTAAAACTGGCTATTTTCTATATTCTGCATAACATCAGACCCATAAGACTCTCTACTTGCAAATATAAAAACAAATTGTTTTATTGCATCACCATTTACAAATTTTTTTACAATCGTTTCAGCTGGAACAGTCTCAATTGTATAAGAAGTAAATTCCTCCGCTAAAAATTCAACATTTATACTTTTTGCAAATTCATCTAAGTGGGGGCATTTTTTTATAAACTCTCTAACGCTTTCAACTATAGTCACTCTCTACTACCTCCAATAAACCTAGCAACAGACTCTATCAACTCAACTTTATTGTCTGCTAACATTCTTTTATCCCAATACTTGCCTCTTTTGCCTCCTGCCCCCATACCTTCTGAACCACGCCCAGAATTATTATAGTAATGTATTTTAGCGTAAGGCTGTATATACTTTATCTTGTCAACTTCTTCTCTAGCTGTATTTTTCAACGTTCCACTTTGTTTAGGGACATAAGAGTCTGAAAGCCTTCTAACTTCATGGGTAAAAAATTTTTGTGCCTTCCCGCCTCTTTCAAGACCCCGCTCTCTCATTATTCTAGCAACGTCAATATCTACGTGTACATTCATCCCATATCATTCTGCCTCCAACTCTATATGTCGCATTCTTATGCTCCCAAAATCACATTTAATGACTGATTTTATAATACTGACATCATCAAATTTACTTTGTAATTCTCTTAATGTATAAGGCTTAACGCTAGTTATTTCAAAGTCTACGACCTCTTTTACAATAATATCGCCAACCTTGAAAGTATAAAATTTTTCCTTTTCGATTTCATCTAATTCATAATATTTGAAAGGGTCTATATATTTCTTCCCTCTTGCATTTGCAGAAAAGGGAACTATAACCTTAACACTATCAGCACTTAACAACCCCTTATCTGTAACAGCTATATTTTTAGAACCTTGATAATCTACTCCAATTAAATAAGCCCTCTTGTATAAAGTTTTGTCAGAGTACTTATCATAATATTTATTATATAAAGTTATATTATCTTTAAAAAACACGCTAAACACCTCGATACAACAAATCTGAATCTAAATACATTTTTAAAATATCATATGCCTTTTGCTCTATCGTTTTATTGTTAGCTGAATAAGTCACTGAATGACTTCCAATACTTTCAGACTGAATTTCTTTGTCGCCTTCCAGGTTACTTTTATATATGAGGTCAGCAATCTCACAAGCGGCTATTTTTATTTCTTCTGTAACTTCTTCTATTCTATTAAAAGTATTATAATCTATATACTTAGTTGCTCTTATTGCATATTTATTAAATTTGTCCTGTGGGATTTCTCCCCCAAGAGTGCTATAAAATTCATAGTCTATATACATATTCATAGCCTACCCTCTCGAAATAATTCTAGCGATAGGTATAGCCTTATGGTTTATATAAGTTTTAGACCCATTCGAACTATCATTCACAAGCTCCCAATTTGCTCCGTTTTTCAGTTCTGCATCAGTTGGAGATGCTGTTGCAACTGCTTTTTTAGTAAAGCTAATACCATATGGCGCAAATACTTTTCTTTGTCTACTATATAAGTAATCTTCTCCACCATTTTTGCCTGGAACTCTATCCATTTCATATGTGACTTTTGTACCAACATCCTCGAAGTCAATAGAATTTTCCCCAAGCACATATGTCGTATACTCTGTGTATCCATCATTTGAACCCTCTGAACTTTCAGCGACCTCTCTAGTTGGCATATTGTCATCAATTAAGACTAATTTGCCACCCCAAGTTCCTAACTTCATTTCTCTTTGAATACCTTGTGGGTCAGTATATTTTAACCTAGCAACAAGATTTAAATTTTCTAAGTTAGTTGATATAACACTGTGCATTATAACAAGTGCAAATTTTTCTTTATTATCTCCACACGCTTTTTGAGTTGCACTATTAAGAGTTTCAGCTTTAACCTTTTGATTTTCTGCTTCTGTTTCTTTTGTTATATCAAAAGTATGATTGTTAACAAATTCTAAATTTTTCGCCCCTGTCATTGCGAAAATACCTTCCAAAACAGCTAACAAAGTTTTTTGGTCTATATTATCCCAATATTTAGCAACTTGATTTCCTACATTCTCCATAAAAGGAACTCCGCCGGTTACGTCCTGGCTAAAGTCTTTTTCCGCCCACGATTTAGCTCTACCAACAACAAT